AGGCATAAGTGAATCCCGATGTGAGCGTGGCATTGCCATTCGGATTCAATACGATGACAGTAGCTGCACCAGCCGCATGCGCCGGCGTCACGCAATTGATCTGAGTTGCACTAACGACTGTGAATCCAGTAGCGGCAGTACCGGCAAAGGTAACACCAGTCGAACCTCCAAAGGCCGTCCCTATAAGAGTAACTGCGGTCCCGCCAGCTACTACGCCAGTATTCGGTGTCACAGCGTTGAGAGCAGGAGGCCCCGCCGTACCGATTTCTCTGATCGTCCATTTTCCGAACGAACCATCGCCGGCTTGTTGCACTTCGGCGTCGATCTCGATGACTGAGAAATCATCCGTATCGGTGACAAATTTGAAATCACCAGCCGGGACGAACGAGACCGTAGCAGTGAAATCGACTTGTTGACCGATCGCGTTTGTACCGGTGACCAGAATGTCGCCTTTATAGACGGTCTTTGTCAGACCGCTAAGTGTGACGAGATTGGTACCAGGAGTCACTGTAGCAAGCGCAAAAAACGCGAGGTTGGCACCAGTGATTTCGTCAAGATGGAATTTGATGGTCGCACCGACTTGGGTGATCGCCGTGAAATCCTTCGTTTTGATGCCCGTGCGCGACGAAAAATGTTCTTTTTTCGTCACTTGTGGCGTGTAAATAAACGATGGCGAATTGCCGAGATCAACGTAGCTCGGTTGGCCTGTTTCCTTGAACGAGACAACTCCTTTTCCGATATGATAGTTGTTCACATTCGGCGATGTGACGGTCAGCGGCATGATTTCGTCCATAGCTATTCTCCCTTTCTAGAGAAGATCATCAGGCTTTAGCGCGTACTTGAACAGGAAGTTTGCCTTGAGCGCGCCAAACATCGAGCGTTCCCATCCAAGATCGGTCTGGCATCCGAGATAACGAATGGCGCCATTACCGAAGCGCCCAGTCTTCACGATCTGCTGATTGAGTTGTGTATCATATACCACCAGCTTGATCAGCTCGCGCCGTAGCGTGCTGATATCGGGACCGACTTGCGGGGCAATTTTGAAGATGATGATTTCGGGCGTCATCGTCGCCAACGTCGGCCGGTTTGATGGCCGCATCGATGCATCGGTATGATCGCCGGTTTCCTCATCGCCATCGAGAACGGCCGCCGCCGGCAATTGATCTTCAGTCAAGTCAACATTGTTGCGATAAACATTTTTGATGCTCGGCATTGTCGCGACGATAGCAACCAACCGAGCTAAAATATTCTCACGAACATCAAGCATCGTCGGATCTCAACAAGAATCGCACTTCACCGACATCCTCACCATTGGGACTGCCACGCAATTCATAGGAACGCACGACCCACATGCGTCCGTTGAATGAGAGTACGCTGCTGATGTAATCGGCCCGGCCGACACCTTTGCTAGTCAGCTCGGGAATGCGGGCAAAGGCGCCAGGCCCGACGCTGCGCACTTCCACGGTGTTACTCGTCTGCGCCTTTGCTCGTGTGTCATCAATCACAGTGATTTCGAATACGCCGGCCGTCGTGGTCAGCATCGCCGACACGCCGATCTCGGCATACACCGGATCATAGAGCAGCACGCTATAGTCGATCATGCGATGTAGTATCGCTGGTATGGCTTGATGAGATCGGTCACCGATGCGGTGAGATGCTGGCCTGATGCGCCGGCAGCAAATGACGGCGAGACATAGCTGATGCGGGTATCGCCGTGTTGCACTTCACGGATGGAAGGATCACGGTTGCCGGATTGGCGACCCTGATTGACTGCCTCGATGATGGCCCGCTGTAGCCTGGCCGGCGATTGTTCCGGCAAATCGTATCCACCCGAATAGGTGACGGCGATCGGATTCGGCCCGAAACCATAGAACTGCCACGCGCCATAAATGTATTGATTGGCCGGTAACCAAAGCCGGCCGCTCGCCGGATCGAAATTATAATCGGTGGTCGACGTGCCCGAGATCGAAACGTCGCTCACGGCCACGACCGGATAAAGCGACAGCACTAGCGCTTCCCGCCTACGCACGGTCTCGCCGGGATCAAGCGTGAAGGTCTCGAGCGCTTGTGCCAGTCCAAACCGGCGATCGCAATATTCTGCAATGATCTGTGATTGAAACGTGATGGCGGCCTGCAATTCCGCATCTTCGCTTGTATCAGTGATGCCGAGCGCAAGTTTGAGATCGGCGAGGCTGATGAGATCAGGACCGGCACTCGCGGGATCTTCGCTTTGGATTTGCAAGGTCGAATGCATTACCTAAACCTAATGATATCGGCTTCGCGTTCACTCGAGCGAGCATCACGGCCGTCGGTGCCGCGCTTGACGGCGAGACGCCATTCATCGGACTTGCCGGGCTTAGTAGTGGTTGTAGTCTGCGCGATGAAGAACGATCCGCCGAGCGTGACGCCATCACCGGCGACATAGGTCGTGCCGTCTTTCCACACACCGGCATCGAGCACGATCGCGGTTTTGATTTCGTGGACGGTATCACCCAAGATCCAGCGCAATGTGCGCCCGCCATCGGTTGTCGTCAGCTTTCCAGTCTTAAGCGTTCGCTCGACCTGCTCTATGACATAGTCTTGCAGATAGTTCAGATCCGAAGCATTGCGGCCAGGCTCGCCTTTCGGGCCGCGCTCGCCCTTGCCGCCGGTTTCGCCAGGTGGCCCGCGCTCGCCCCGCGGCCCTGGAATTCGCGCCAGCGCACGCACCTCGGCCAGAACGCGCTGGCATAAGGCTAGGCAAACGCCGATGGCTTCATTGAGTGTGTATTGCGGGGCAGGGATTGTCGGATTTTCGCTCATGCCCCTTCCCTTATGCTGCCAAGAGGAATGTCATCACGGCGGCTTCATCGTCATCGTGGCGGCCGATGGCGGTGGCGTTCAATTTCATGATCGCGCCCGAGCCATTGCCGCGCGTGCCGATGACGCCCTTGCTCGCGATCGATAGGATCCCGACCGATGCTACAGCGCGGCCCGCGGTACCGGCGGCGCCCACCGACGCGCCGGAAAGGCCGGAAAGCTCACCGAGGCCGCTACCAGCTGCGACGACGGCGCCGATCGCCTCGCCCTCGAGCTCGGCCAGCACGCCATAGCCGTAGCCAACAACCGGACGCGGCCGCCGCGGCGCCACATAGCCGCCACTGATCGGCAGTTCGACAATGGCAGGAATGACCTGCGCATCTGCAACATCTCTGGCGCCCTCGAGCGGGCCGCCATCAGCGGTCCAGTAAGTCGAGTCGGCCGTGACGAGCGTTGTGTCCGCCGTCCAAACGCTGCCGACCGGCTCGTAAATATCGACGCTGTAGACATTGGCATTGACCGCCGCGATTGGTGCGTCACTCGCGGGGAGGAGCGGCCCACCATCGGCGGTGTAAATGATGGAATCAGCGGTGATGACAACACTATCGGCAGTCCACAGCAGATGGATTGGTTCGTAAAGGCTGACATCAAAGATCGCCACTCAATAGATTTCCTTCACGATGATGATGCCCGCAGCGCCGTTGCCGCCTGCGAACGTGCCAGAACCAGCACCAGCAGCAGCGCCAACACCTGCAGTTCCCACCGCATAGCTATACGTTGCTGCTGGCGTGTTGATGACTACGAAGATCGTTGCACCCGAGCCGCCACCGGCGCCGCCATATCCCGTTTGTGCGGCACTTTGACCGCCGCCGCCACCGCCGGAGCCTGAATTTGCCGCTGCATTGCCTCCGGCGCTTCCGGGATTAGCATTGCCAGCAGTTCCAGCTCCGCCTTGCGCAGAATTGCCACCGATACCACCATAACTACCCCAATTTGCGGCATTAGCAACACCCGTGCCACCACCGCCTCCTCCTGCAACAGACCAAGTTGGCGTACCTGAACCTGATATTGTACCACCTGCACCGGCCGCCCCCCCTTGTGATGTGCCACCAGTACCGCCGCCCGCAGAGAATAATGGGCCGGCACCAAATGTTGTTGCCGTGCCCGATGTTCCAGATGTCGTATTGTTTGCACCACCACCGCCGCCGCCCCCACCAACCAACGTCACCTCGATTTGCCTACAACTGCCCGGCGTGGTGTAGGTGCCGCTTCCACTCGTGAACACTTGCCTTGTCGGCACCGGGCCGCCGCCGGAAGGCGCCGCCCACGTTGCATCGGCCCGCAGGAAATTTGCAGTGCCGCCACCACTCGGTGGTGCCAATCCTTTTAGCGCGCTCGTGAATAGATCGAGCATCGCCGTCGCTTGCGTGCCCGTCAGGTCTTCAGGATCTCCACTACCCGTCGTTGTGCGGCCTTTGAAGGCCGGCGCCGTCATGTTGGCAAGCTTGGCGTTATTCACCGCATCGTTGGCGATCGTGGTAGCAACACTGTCACTTGCTGCCGTGACGTCGCCAGTCAATGCCGCGCGAATGGCTTTGACCTGGCCCGCAGTCGTCCAGTCCCAGGTGATCGCGGTGGCATCGGTAACAACACGCTCGGCTGAGAGCGTGGCATCGGTACTCTTGGTCAGATATTCAGCCCCTGTTGGAGCGCCACCGCCACCACCACCGCCGCCCATGACCGCAACCAGCAATCGCGCATTGTTGAATAACGTGCCGCCAAAATCGCTGACCGTGACTGGGAATTGAACATAGCTCGTCTGATCGATCGGAGTTGCGCTAACAGTGAACTTTCCGAAATTGACGTTGTTATCCTGATCCTGAATGATCATTACGGTGCCGATCGACATCTCGGTCAGCACGCGCTTGATATCGCTGCCGTTGCTGGTGACGTTGTTGAAATAGAGAACGGTTACACTGGCGACGCTGGCATTGTTGGCGCGAATATAACCCGATGCCGGCGGCGGTGTTGTCGTGCTGTCGTATTTATATTCCGCAAAGCCGCTGACGCTGGCACTTCGTCCATAAAGCTCGGTGAAATTGAGATTGCATTTATCATAGGCTATCCGCGCTGGGTCGCCAGTCGCGTCACCGGGTGCACTGCCGATGTTGATGAGCTGTTGCGTCATTACGGCATTATCAAGCGAAACGATGTAAGCCGCACCGGGCCGCCGCGGTAGATTATCGTGGTATTGAGCTTGATCACGGCGTCGGAATTTTCATCGCCGACATCGCAGGAAAGCAGTTCGTCACCGGCCGCCCCGACGATGCGCGCCAATGTGACGTTGCCTTGCGCGAGCGCGGCATCTTCCTCGGCGATGGCATAGAATTCAAGTTCGCCATCGACCGCAGCCATCGCCGCCGGACTGGATAGTTTCAGACGGGCAAGTACTCGCCCATTATCCGCCATCAATTCGATGTTGCCGCCGTCCATCAGCGCGGACAGCACATCGAGCATGGCATCGGCTGCGATTGGAGCAAGCTCGATCACGCTTGCGGCTCGTCATAGACCGGCACGAAATTGCCTTGCTCGTCGCGTTCCACGCGCACTAAGCGCGGCGCGGCGCGCTCCTCGATCGGCGTTGATTCGTGTAACAAGCGTGCGGCGTTTGCGATTTGCGCTTTCACCTC